AGGTTCGGGAGATGCTAGCTCACTGACTTCTATTGCCAATAGTAGCGGAGCAGTAAATCCACCATCATCTATGGTGGGGTCTATTGTTAGACTTGTAGCTGACGGAAGTCTAGCCACAGGTTTAGCTGGTAACAATCCATATAACGAACAGCATGAAATCACAACTGTAGGTACAGCAACACTATCCATTGCTGGAACATTGTCACAGGCTTATTCAGGAGCAAAGATATTAATATCTGATCCTATAGATATGTCTGACAATATGATTGAAGCACTTAAAGCCCAAATAGAATATCGCTTGGCACGGTTCGCCAATGATAAGCGGGGAACCGTAACTGCTCGCAAGGTAGCTGACTTTGAATTACGCAGAGCTTTGGAATCAGAATCTCGCGTTTCAGGGGCAGGAGGCGTAAGTAGATATTCGAGATACGATTATTTGTTTACGCACTTGTCCAACGTCATTACTACGAGTACCTAAAAATGCCTCGCATATCAAACTTCAAAGGTTTAATAACAGATGCAGATGGAGCAGATTTACCATCCGGAGCATCTAAAGAGCAGACTAATGTAGTAACTTCAGTCTTAGGCGAATTGACTCCTCGAAGAGGGATTCAACCAGCTACATTTTCTACCACGACGACACTATCCAGTGGCTACGATACCTTCCAAAAGATGTGTTTTTGCAAGACACGAAAAGGTGAGGTCGTTGGTGTTAATGGGCTTAATCGGGGCTTTTACTGGGACGGTGTATCTTCCACTAGTGTTCCACTAGGTATAACAGCACCTAATGTCACACCGACTATTACTCGCGAAGCAATTACGGTTATAACTGCCATTGCGGATAGTAATGGTGCTTCCGCTGGCGGTCTTTATAGAATAACCACAAGTACAGACCATGGCTTTGAAACCAACGATACTGTCCTCATTGGTAATGTGACAGCTACAGGTGCTATGGCTACGGATATCAACGGAAAGAAGTTTGAAATAACAAAACAAAGTGCCACTCAATTTGATCTAAATGATACAGAGTTTTCTGGTGCTTATGTTTCTGGGGGAGCGTGCTCAATAGATGGAACCGGAACTACCAAAGGCGATTATTTATGTGCTTATCGTTACGTTGATTTGCAATCTACTCCTATTTACAGCTCTTTATCGCCTGGAACGGAAGTCACGGCATTAACTGCTGATAAGTTAACGTGGGCTGCTCCCACGGCATCGACAGAAAGTAGAGTAGATGCCATAGAATTGTGGCGCACAACTGCTGGAGTCACTAATGTTTATTTTAAGATTGCTCAATTCGGTGCATCGGGTAATGTGACAAGTTCTGCGGATTCGAGTGGTAAGATAGTATTCACTGTCCCCGAAGGTCATAGGGTAGTTGTAGGTCAAAAGATCACAGTTGCTGGCAGTTCTGTAGGTGCTGATAATGCAACGCACGAAGTTACAGCAGTAACCGATACCACGATAACCACTGGAACCTCATCTACGGGCGGTAGTCATTCAGGTTCAGGAGGAACGTGGTCTAATGCTGGCTATATAGATAATGTTGATGACGACACATTAAACATATCTGATAGTGAAAACGTTCTTTTAGTGGTTGCCAATCCTCCTACTGATAATACTATTGTCGCTCGCAGATTCGAGCCTCCACCGACTGATATGGCTTATTGCGTAATGTTCCAGGATAGGTATTTTTATTTTGGTGTTGTTAACTACAACAAAGGAACGATTCACAACGGCAACGACGCAAACAACAAAACCATTACAGGTGACGGGACTACCTGGAATTCAGAGATGGTTGGCCGCTACATAGAGGTTTCGGGAACTAACAAGTCGGTAAAGGTAAAAACTGTTACCGACGCAGACACAATAGTGCTTGAGGAAGCTCTGGGGGTAGCTATACCCGACAGTGCTAAGAAGTCATATGTCATAGCTCCTGAAAAATCTAAGTGGAGAACAATATATTATTCTTACCAGGATGAACCAGAAAGTGTGCCTAGTAGTAATGCACTGCTTCTTCAGGAGAATTCTGGGGATGATGACGCAATCGTAGGGGCAATGCCTTATGGCCCTTATCTTTATATTCTTTCGCAGAGACATAAATATGCTCTTTCGTACAGCCAAGACCCTATCAGAGATGGGTCAATTAAATACATCGACGATCGAGGTGCTTTCAATCATGATTGCTGGGATTACTATGGGAACCAAGCCTTTTTAATGGATGAATCTGGGTGCTATAAGTTTAGCGGGTCAGAGACAACAAGCATCTCAGATACTATCCAGAATATGTTTCGTCCTGATTCTGACGGTGACAGGATAGATTTAACTAAGTCTCAGAACTTCTTTGTTAAGTGCGACAGATCCAAAGAGAAAGTTTATTTTTTCGTTTGCTTTGTTGGAGACTCAGGTAATTACCCTCAAAGAGCTTTAGTTTATAACATCAAGCGTGAATCGTTTGATCCAATGCACTATCCAGTACAGATAACTTCAGCATCATCGGTTGAGAAAAATGGACAATCCCGACTTCTCTTTAGTGCAGAGAATGAAAAGTTATACCTTGCTGATGAAGGTAATACTGACATAGTCACATCAGAAACTAAGGGAACTTGTTCTAGCAGTTCAAATACCACTTTAGTTGATAGTTCTAAAACATTTACAAGCAGTATGGTTGGTGCGTCAGTATACATATATGAAGGAACAGGCAAAGGCCAAAGAAGAACTATCTTAACCGCTAGCAGTCATACGCTAGGTGTTGCTACCTGGACTACAAACCCTGATACAACTAGCAAGTATGTTATTGGTGCTGTCGTGTGGAACTGGAAAACATCTACATTTGAGTTCCAGGAGTCCGAGCAAAGAACTGATAGAGAGATAGTTCTCAATTTTGAGCCTACAACCAATGCACAGACTATTGATGTGAGGCTCTATTACAACAAAGAAGATACTCCATCGTCATTCGAGACTGCCCAAGACCTGGGAGATGCTGTTCAGATTGTTTATGAAAATAGGGAGGATGTTGTATTCCATTTAGGCAAAAATTACAACGAACTCCAAGAGTCTGTAGGTAAAGAACGGTTTAATTTTGATGGAATGTCATCCATTATGGGGTATCACGACCACCAATTAGCAGTTGAAATGCGCGGTTACTCAGCAGCCGAGCAGCAAAAGATCAATGCTATAGAAATTCGTGGCGTTGGAGGTGGTGAAGGATAATGTTTAGCAAGCACGCACTTCAATTCGACAGGTTAATAACAGAAGGGATGACTGTAGGGCAGGTAAATGTCCTAAAATCTATTTTGACTAATCCTGACATTGAACTGGAACACAATGGTGTAATAAAACTTACCGGTTCAATTGAAGGCCCAACTGTAAAAGCATCAAAATGGGCTGTTTGCAACACAAATTGGGAATATGTATCATCCCCTCCTAGTCAAGGTGGAGGCATGGCTTTTGTATACGCCCATGAATGCGATGATTCCTCCGGAAGAAATAAAGTAGGCGATTTGAGAAAGATTTTTCTGCCAGTGTCACCTTCACAGGATCCTAATTTAGAGGAAGGTGATGTTATTAGCTTCATTACAGTCGAAGACGGCACTGATATGGCTCCTGGCTATGGAGATTCCCGCATAGGAACACTCCAAAACAATACTAGGATAGAAGAAAAAACAAAAGGCTGGGGACTATTGAATGGAATTAACAATTCAATAGCCAAGGGGGGCTCTGGTATAGACGCATCGGACAAGTTTTTGCGACAATGGAGTAGCAGTAGTGATGCAGGTACTTCAGGTGGAGCTGCTTCTAGCAACTTAACTATTGAAGGTACTTTTACAGCTAATGGCATTGGAAACCATAGTCACGAACTAAACGAATCTTCCATTGCCCAGGGTGATGGGAGTAGTGGCACTATTAGTGTTGTTACTGGGTCAAATACTGCTGACGAAGGTATAGATTTAGGGACGGTTAGTATTTCCTTTACAGGTGCTTCAGGCAGTGGAAGCCCCTCGGCAGCTACGATACCACCTTTTGTGTATGTAGCTACTTACGAAAGACTAAATAACTCAAAGAATAAGGTAGGTTAATTATGCAAACTCCGATGGGAAACCCACAATGGGGTGGATACTGGGATCCTTACTGGAGCTGGTATCAAAGGCCGTATTACGGCAGTTACTTTCCGATGATGCCTTATGGCCAGCATCATGCTGCAAACTGGATGTGGCAACAGTTTAATACTGCCCTTCCCAATATGATTGCTAACCTACAAAATAGTTGGCGATACTACGACCGCTGGAATGCTAGTCGTAAAGACAAGATCTGGATGGACAATTTTCTTGCTCAGCAGCACTTGGACAACATGAAGTTCAAGAATAGATTGTTGGATATCATGGAAGGTATGTATAGCCCAGGAGGAACTCTTTCCGGCATTTATGGTGACATTGCTTCGGGGATGGGGCAAATCTTTAAGGGAGTTCCTTGGTTCCAGAATGTTGACCAATCTCAAGCCCAATCGAATATTGATGGTACTGCAGTTGTAGACACTGGAATGTCAGCATTCGGTGGCATTAAAGAACCGCACCTACGTAAGAAGTTTAAGACCGCCAAAATGCAGGGCAAGGGCGGGGATGTCTTAAGAGCACTTAAGCAGGGCCTTCAGAGTAAGATTACTCCTCAAGCCAATAAGGTTGCTCGACAGCTTACAGGCGAAAACCTGCAGGCTAGAGCTGGCGCCAATATAAACGCACTTAATACTTTGCAGAAATCGTACCAGAATGAAGCAAAGAACATCCTTAAGAAAGCTGATATTAACCGTAAGATCGTGAAGGGTAAGAATGCTTTAGGCCCAGCACTATCTAATATCCTATTAGGACAAATGGGCGGATTGTTAGGTGGTATGCCTACATTGCCTACTTGGGGAAGTACAACAGGAAATATCTAAGATGATGAATGCAGAACAGCTTATTGCTGCTATAGCACAGGGTATGGGGTTTAGTGGCGATGCGTTAACCGGCGCTAATGGTTTGCCAATTATAGACCAGACACCCACAGGTATGTTTGGCCCGTCACATCAACACGGCCCTCCTAGCGGGCAAGGTGCAGGTCACCATTGGCCTCTTGAAGATAGAGGATTTATGGGAGACCAGCCCGGAGAAGGTGGCCCTGATGGAGGCCCTCAAGGACAGCCACCTGAAGGTGGCCCTGAAAACGCTCCTGGCCCTGGCGGTAATAACCCTGGCGGGCCGGCCAACCCCGGCCCTGGCGGGCCTGTCAACCCCGGCCCTGGCGGGCCTGTCAACCCCGGCCCTGGTGGCCCTCCTGGCGGGCCGGCTGGCCCTGGTGGAGGTAACACCCCTCAAGGACAGCCTCCTGAACATCCTGTACCACCATTACCACCTGGCCCTGGTGGCCCTGGTGGCCCTGTTAACCCAAACCCTCCGGGGCCAAACTTTCCGCAACCTCCGCAGCCACCTCATCCTCAACCTCAACCTCAACCGCAACCTCAACCGCAACCGCAACCGCAACCGCAACCTAGCCCGCAACCTCCATATCCTAACCCCAACCCACCAGGGCCGTACCCACAACCCAGTCCACAACCTAGTCCACAACCTAGTCCTTCGCCTTGGCCTGAGCCACCAGATACACCAATAGATGAACCACCAGAGTATCCAGATCCGCCATTGCCTCCGAGTCTACCAGAGATGGAAATGGACTTGCGGGATCCCCATGGCAGGTTTGTAACTCCTGATATCATTTACGAAGAAGGAGATTCAGAAGGGTGGAATTATGAAGATTCAGTAGAATCGATTCCGTTTGGATTTTATGACTCAGGTTTAGGGGATGTAGCTGGGTGGTCAATGCCTACCAATGCAGACCCCCTTGCACCATGGGTTGCAAATCAGGTCGGAGGCCCAGTTCCCCCATTATTTCAGGCTTTAAGTTAATTTACTGCAGGCTTTGCAGTAAAATTTAGGTAGTAGATATGTCCATATTCAAAGCGCCTTTTCCAGGGTGGTCTGACCAAAGATTAACAGATCTTTTTAATAAGGTCGGCCAAGGAGGTATTCAGCAAGGTTCTGAAGACGATCAGTTTTCGGCTGCAGATTTTACTAAAGCGGCACTGACCAAAGACTATCTTCATGGACTACAAACTGAAAAGCAAACCTTCGGTGGAGATCTAGTCGAAGACGAGGACAGCGACCCTACCAAGATGGGTTTCTCCGTGCGCTCAAACCAAACTGGCGTAGGCCAGGAAGGTTGGCGGGATGCTGTAGATCAGCAGAAAAGCTCTATCAAGGATTTCTACGGCGGCTTAGGTTCTACCTCGGGTAAGCATGAACTTGGTTTAGGTCAGACTCTTAGTGGGAAGATGGGCTACAGAACCTTCGGTGATTATGTAGACCAAGCTGCTAAAGCTGTTCAAGAAGGGCATGGGCAGCAGCAAGCTCAGCAAACAGATTGGGAATCTTGGAGGCAAGAGTTATCAGGGCGGGATCCTATACAAGATCGCATTGAAGGGATTAACAACTTCATAAACTCTGGCCAAACTCCGGACACCTATGATCTTGGCGCGCTTGATATAAACGGAGATGGTTATGTAACTCCTGCTGATTCGCTTAATTTAATAAACCAATATAACAGCGGACAGCAATATATTGGCGGTGTGTCATCACTTCCTGGAGATATGAAAGTTTCATCGGGGAGAAGTTTCTATGTTCTTCCTGATGGGACAGTAAGAGTAAATAATCATGGCGGGATAAACGCTCAGGCTGGCGAATATACCCTAACTCTAGAAGAGCTTAGAGTGTGGGAAGCTGCGTTGCGTGAGCAGTACGGTGATTCAGGCCAATTAGCATCAATACTAGAGGCAGCTGAAAGATATGCGGCTGGTTCGCCAGCTGAAGCTCAGCAAACCCAAGGTTCATATTTGAATTATCTATGGGGAACGGAGCCTTATTCAGGTCATGACAGCCAATGGGGTACAACACCAGCGCCAGGTGCAAATGTAAACGATCCCAACTCGGTACTTATTGGCCCATATGAAAATTTTGAGGGAACCTTTCAGGACTTTGTGCAGAACCAATACCCAGGTTTAGCAGCTGCAATGATCCCAACGGAGATGGAACAATACTTCGGGGGTAAATACGGGTCTAATGTACGAGAGCTAGAGTTTGGTCAAGGTGCATTAGGGTACCAAGCAGGTACTGATCCCAATCTAAACAGAGTTTTGTTTGCTACATTACCTAACGCTCCTGAGTTTGAGAACTTAATGGTGGGGCAAGTAGGTAATCAGATCCGTGAATACGCCACTCATATGGCAAATGCCTTCCGTTCTGAGGAAATGTCTGGAATCTTTAATGACCAACGAAAGTTTGGTCTGACCGACGCTAACATCCAAGAACTCCAGAACCTAGATCCAACGCAAGCCGGTCTCTCTATGACTCGTCGAGATGCCGATACGTTAATGACGTACATAAAGAGTATTGAATCTATTTACGGACAAGATTACTGGGGTAGCAAAGATGCCGGTCAGTTAATGTACGACATGTCGCCACGGCTAACTGCATCATACGCATTAAAGAATCCAGTTCAGTGGAGCTTCTTGCAGCTAAGAGAAGGCGGCGATCCCAATAACATGGATGATTGGGTTCCTCGCACATTGCAAACCAGCGTTATTAATATTCCTCTTACGGATATGCAGCGATCTATTATGGAACGAGTTACTGCTAATCCTCAAGATCTTCAAGTGTTTATTGATTGGTTTAAGGATATATACGGACAGGGAGACCCAACTGTAGGGTCAGCAATGCCTGAGCAATTACCTACGTCAAGCAATCCTTACCAAAACTGGTCTGAATGGCAGCATCCAGAACAAGATGCTGGTCTACCAGAAGGTGTTCAGCAAGATATAGTCGGTTACCAAAATCCTCAAGATCAGCAGTATTACCAAGGGCCTAGTTATTATGCCCCAACTAGCCAAGTATACTCAGATGCGGGATGGCAAGCAGGACTTCCTCAAGACTTCCAACGTCCTGACCCTATGTTCCCAGGCGAAACCGCTTCAGATATATACGGCTTAACGACTCAGTTCAGACCAGGCGGAACACAAATTGAAGACGTAATAGACCAAGGCCAAACTGACCCTATACAAGACGCAATATCAGGTCAAACTGAAACTGGAGATCAAGTATTCCCAGATGAAGTTGTAGAGCAGATCGAAAGTGGTCAGGCCGATGTAGACGAAATAGACATCGGAAGTGGCACCACAGTTGACCCAGTCACGGATGCTCTTACTGGCGGCACTAGCGACCAAGTTGATTCTGGAACTCAAACCGGAGCCCAAGATCAATCTGGAGTAGTTGACCAGTCACCAGCAGGGCAAGACGAACAAGGTGAACAGGCAGAAGTTGGAACGCCGGATTCAAATTACAACTCAACGACATTCAAGAAAACTGTTATTACTGGCGGCATAAACCCAGATGGAACAAGAAATAGCGATCCATTTACATATGAGCATAAAGACATTAAGGCTTACCAAGTCGGGACAGCAGTTAATGGTACGCCTGTATGGGTAACTGAAGATGGTGTTATATACGGAAGCAATGATGATGGAACTTTATCTGTAAGCATTAGCCGAAAGGGTATGGATAAAGCCTTTGATGAGTCAGGGCGATACATTGGCCCTGTAATTGACCCACAAACTAAACGGCCTTATGGCGAAATCTTGATGAAATCAGATTACGAGATGGGGCTTCAGCCGGGGGATCATGAAAACGATCATATCCCCAGAAGATATGAGCTTCTTGGTTGGTGGAATGGTATGGAAGTGCGACATGCTTCTGGCAATATTGTTTATTATGATGGTCAAAAATGGAATGGTATAAATCGTCGTGCAATCACTGATCCTGGAAAATGGTATATACATGCAGCGGCTATGGGTATTCAGGGATATGCTAACTGGCAGCCTTACGAGTACAGGGCACAGTTTGACTGGCAACCCTTAGACAAGGTGTATAAACGAACCTCATTACATCCACATGGGCCATCCGGTGAATGGAACTTGGAATTTGTCGGAATGTATCGTGGCGATGAAATACGTCGAGATAAAAACACAGGGAAGTATTATAAAAATGGCAGCCTATCCGGATGGGGAGAACATTCAATATGGAACGAAATAGACTTTGATAGGCCTGGTAATCACCAGTTAGGAGCAATTCTAGATGGCCGTGAATGGTTTAATGTTGGTGGGCCTTACAACTTTGGCCCACAGAACAAGTCTGACTCTTGGATGATCTGGCAGCCAGCTTCAAATCTGCGTCAGAACAAACAAGGAGAAGCATCTACAGCCACAGGCAATAGCATAGATTGGTACTCAGATCACGCTAGACAAAATAATTATTTTGGAAGCGCTAACCAGGGGGTTTCACAAGGAACATCACAGGCCAGTTCTAATATAATGGGTTTTGCGCCTACTCAAGGATCTTCTGCGGAAAGTCAAATTAGGAGTTTTGCTGCATCATCTGATCAAACAGGAAATCAATACCGTGCTCCAGATATAGATTACCAAGATCCATGGAGAGATCAGGGCGAAGGCTTAGGCCCAATTACTCAGGAGCAGCTGGATTGGTATGAAAGCAACCAAGCAATGCTAGGTGGGCCAGCGCCTCCTGGCGGTCACATAAGTGCTTACGATATTACAGCTGACAACTGGAGACATCTTCCAGGCAAAATGAGAGATCTCGCACAGGGTACTATCGAATTAATGATCGACAAGTATAACGAGAACGTCAGGGAGCTTGATAGAATTTCTTCTGAAAATAATCTGACTTGGGAGCAAGTATATCCTATGCGTGACAGATTATACAAAGAGCTTGTAGATACTTATCGTGGAGGTTTTAGAGCCTGGCAAAACTACACTGGCGGCAATCAAGGAATGGATACTAAGATTTACGGCAACCCAAATGCTTATGATTTTAGTATTCATGAACCAACCGACAAGATGCCTGAAGACTGGATGGCTAAAATAATTAAAGGTCAGGCGACAGCTAGTGCTGAATGGATTCAACAGCAAATTAAAGCTGATATATCTGCTGGAGAAGCAATGGCAGCCTATATCCAGCAGGAAATAAATAATGAAACTAACCCTGAAAAGAGACAGCGTTTGAAAGCGCAGCTGAACCAGGTGAAAGGTACTGGTGCTTGGTACGCTAAGATACTTAAGAAGCATGGTATTAACGTAGGCAATCTTCATGATAAAGTCTGGAGAGATGCCAAGATGCCTATAGTAAAAGCTAGGGATGCTGCAAGAATGTCTGACCAGCAGCTCGGAAAGAAAGCTGTAAGAAACTTATTCCAATACAGGGTTAATGAGTATGGTATAGGAATGGGTTCACACACCGCTTTGAATCACCCTCACTTATTGCATGACTGGGATCCAGGCGAGAGTTTCAAGGTTCCAATAGGACTTCAAGTTCAGTCTGCTCTGGGGCTGTACAACGATCAATCACAAGGCAAGGGAGGCTGGTTAGAAACAGCCTTGAGCGAATTAGGTGTAAATCGAAATAATATAATTATGGTTTCTGGGAAAGTAAAAGAAGGTAGCAGACAAATGACTCGAATCTTCTCGATACAAATTGGTTCTCAGGCCCATAACATGCTACGAAATGGTTGGTCAGTACAACAAATTGTAGATATGACTGGAGGCAATCCTTACACCAAATACAAGGGTTCAGAGGTAAGCAGGAAATATTATGGAGGATAATAAATAATGAGTTGGGCACCAATAATCGGGCCGAATCCGAGAATTCCGCAAACTAATGAAGATCCAAACCTTCCTGGTGGCCCAGGAGGGCCTTCATCTGATCTTCCGGACGTAGAATTCCCTGATCCAGTTGAGGTTGAAACTCGCGTACCTGAAATGATTACCAGGTTTTCAGGGACGGATGATTTTCTACCTATACAAACTACTTATCAATTACCCCATCGTAATTATTTCGATGAAGGTGACGATCAGTTGATTAAGAACTGGGCTGTTGCCGATGCTGTTCAGCAATCTGGCAGCCCGAGTATCAATTTAGCTAATGCAGCTCGTCCAGGCATGAGTGTTGGAAGTCCACAGTATCAGTATTTGTACGATGCTAACAATGCAGCAAGGACAGCTGCAATGGTTGGAGGACTAGCACAGCAGGAAGTAGCAAACCAAGCAGAAGCACAGCAATATCGAAATCAAATCGAAGCTGCGAAAGCTGATGAATTTAATAAATTGGCTGCCTGGATGCGTGACAGAATGCAGCTCAATACTGATGTTGGTTTAGGACTTAAAGAGATTGAAGTTCAAGCGTACTTAGACCAGTTAGAGAATCGGCTTAACTTGCTTGGCATCCAAGGTAATTTCATGGGAACCTTGCTGCAGCAATTGATGGGCAATGTTGGTGATATTTCTGTTGGCGGTCTAGGTAATATTGGAGGATGGTTTCAGTAATGGCTAAATCGAGACCACTTGGGGGAAACTGGAGAAAACGGAGAAGGCCAATGACTGGCCCTCCTGGGTATGCTAGTTCTGTAGACTATACAACAACTCCAACTCCAACTCCAACGCCAACTCCAACTGGAGTTCTACCATATCCACAGATATTGAGTCCTCAACAAGTTATTGAGTTATCTACTAGATATCGCATGACACCTGCTGATATAGCTGAAGACTATGTAAGGGATAGGGTTCAAGGCAGGACTTCTGAGGTTACAGATTCCCCAGAAACTGATCGAACATATGAAGTCTTAAAGGCACAGAACAGACTTCTGAAAATCATGCAGATAGCTGTGTATGAAGAGTTCATTCGTGTTCAAGATGCCATTGCTGAGGCCAAAGAACGGGCTTTTCAACAAACAAAAGGCATGAAGAAAGGGAAGGATGAAAGACATAAAATATTCTTAAACCTGATGGCCGATTATGACGAAGGCTATTACGATACTCGGCGTGTCAATCGCTCGGTGAATGCTGCGCTAAGTAAAGTCAAAGAGAATGCTGGGATAGTTTCCTTGGAGCGATCCGATATAGGTCGCTTAGATAATTATATAAATAGACTACAAGCAATACTTGATGGTGGTGGTATTGGCAACAGGAAAGATGCCAGATCGCGAGATGTTAAAGTAGGTTTTCCTAAGTTAGTAGTAACTGACATGGACGGCCAGGCAGTTGACTTCAGGAATTCCGCTGATGAAATCATCATGGCTCTCTGGGATCCAAGCAAAGCGCAAGAGCTTTCAGACCTGGGATGGGAATGGAAAAGGAGAGGTCAACAACAGCAAAACAATAAGTTAACTAAAGATGGTCAGCGACTTATTAATATCGGCGAATCCCTCAAGTCTCTCAGTGGCTTGTCAGAACTTGATCCCAATTCTCGCGCCCAGACCATGGGATGGGAAACCCTAGGAGAAGGAGACAATCCTTATATAACAAGAGAAGCCCTTGGGGATCAGCACTTCTATCTAAAGCCTAATGCAATTGAAACCAAAACGAATGAATTCATAGGTATATCCAAAGAAGGCTTTGGCTCAGATCCAACGCAAGAAATAAAAGGTCAGTTTGCAAGTGATGAGAATATCGAGAGTGGTGATTTTGAAGTAGGAAGACGAATTGATGAGTTAGTTGCAAGAGAACCTACACTAGACGAGGTTGCACGATGGGTACAGGAGAAACCTCCAGAGGGCTACGAGAACTGGCCTGATGAAAAGCAAAAAGCATGGCAAAATTCTGAAGACAGAAAAAGGGGTATCCATCCAAATCTAGTGACGCAGGAGCATATTGATGCGTACAAGAAAGCAACCCGTCCGGGAATTGTTAGCCCTCAAGATCTTATTGGCACAAGGCTAGCAAGATTTGAAAGCGAAGAATTTCCTCTCAAGAGGGGCATTCACGCTCTGATTTCCTCGGTAGCAACGCACGCAATAGTAGGAGATGACACTGCATTACCTAAAGGTATTGAGCAACCTTACATAGATCCTGACACTGGCCAACAAAAGATAAATAAAGTTGACAGTATTGCCGAAATCAATAAAGCCCAGTTTATTGATATAGCCCCTCCAGTCCGAATTAGCCCTTCTAGGTTAGCCGAGTCACTGCAAGTTCTTAACTCCGGTTTCGTAGACGCATTAAGAAGGCAGGAAACCAGAGAGAGGGTAGAGGCCAAGCAATTTGGAGACAGGTTTGTAAAGGTTAAGCGGACTACCCATAAACCAACTTACGATCCACTGGTAGTTAATAAAGTTCTCTTTGACGCTAGCCCAGAAGACGGAAAGAAATGGCTTGATGCACTACGAGATTTAATAGGCGCACATTCAGAGGATCTGAGTGAAGCGTATAAAAAATTGGGTTGGAAAAAAGATCGAGATGGGAACAGGGCACTTTTCCATGTCATCCGAACTGACATATACGAACAAAAGCCGAAGAAAGTCCAGAGAAAAGACGAGACTCCAGCCACCCTTGCAGCAAGAAAGCGTGCTGAAGAAGAAAGAGCTGCGCAGGAAGCGGAAAGCAGAAGGCGATCTGATCTAGCTAGGCGAACTTTTTCTGGCCCAGGTGGGATCATACCTCCACCTAGCATGTTAGGCATTTCACAAGCAGAAGCTGATAGGTCTATTGACTATTTAGCTCAACCTCCTAGCAATGTCGAATCTCGTCCAGTCCGAGATGATCTTCCAGAAGAAAGTCGTCCCGAGCCTGCGGCTGTAAGTGTTGAAACGGGTGCAGTAATTGGCCCTGGAGAAGCTGAAAGACAGCAGGCTAGAAGAGATCTGCAGCTAGAACAGTATGACATTGATCGTATTGCAACTTCTGGATGGGTTGATGCACTACAAAGACCTAACGTCCGGCAACAGATGACTGATTTATCTGTGCAGTCTGGCTTTGGTTCTGATCTGAATACCTTAAGCGTAGACCAAAGAAAGCAATTGATCCGAAGGTTCGACGTTGGCTATGAAGGTCTTCAGTCTGTTATAAGCAGCGGCAATCCTGAGCTACTTAAGCCAGCTCACTCACGAGGGTTTACCCAGCCCGGCAAAGACACTGGAGGTTTTGTACATCCAGACAATGCTAAAGGTATTGTTGCAGATTCAATGACTATATTTGGTGGAAGCTCTCTTTCTCCAGAACAAATACGAAGATTCAAAGAGGAAATACCTCAAGGAGACCGTAAAAGACTGGGGATAAACTCTAGCCCAGATTCTATTCAGGCGTACTTCAATGCTGTAAATGCTGATGCAACATTAATTTTGGGAACAAAGACTACACTCTATGGTGATGATGTAACAACCTTTACTGATGAAGCTAAAGTTGCAAATGAATTTGGTGGTAATGTCATTCATAATCCATCACCTCAAGAGTTTGCTGATTGGCTGAAGCAGGGTCAGGTAAGGGTTCTTAATGTTGTTGGTTCAACACAAAGTCCATACGCTGGGCCAAATGAACTTCAACGTCAGCTACAGACGTTACTTGCGGAAGCGGACAGGAATAGGATTCTTAATCCAGCATCAGGAGATACCTTAGCTGACCATGCTCAGTTCTGGATTGACCTTGGGCCTAATTCTGGAGTTGAGCAGCTTCCTGTTCAGTACACAGGGCCAACTAGACCTATCAAAGCTATGGGTAAGGATGGTGGTTCTAATCATGTTCTGTCAAACCTATGGCAGATTGACATGGATTATGATCCGCTTGCGGGTGGAGGCTTGAGAGTAGAAGTTCCTACTCCAAGGGGAATGCAGATGACTACATTCCCGTCTGTCGAACACGCATATCAAGCCTTGAAGGGCGGAGGTACTGTTACCCTTGAGCAGATAGCTCCCTTCCAGACTTTGCAACAAGTTCCAAAGAACTTTGAAAGCTGGTCTCCTGAAAAGCAACGGTCTTGGCAGGGTCAGCAGGCTAGGAGAATGGGCGGTAAGGATGTTGATAAAACCACAAACTTACAACTCATGGAGAGTTTGCTTCGTGCTAGGTTTGAGCAGGATCCTGAGTTCAGGGATGCGTTGCTTGCAACTGATGGTTCACGTTTAACTCATCCAGTTAAAGATAAATTCTGGGCAGAAAACTACCCAGCTCTTTTAATGGGAATACGAGATGGTGAACTAGGTGGTGGAAGAAGGACGCTCGATAGAGACCTTAGCCATTTCCAAGCGAGAACCATGCGGTCAATTCAGGCGGAAGGCCTTGATCCAAAGACAGCAAGCAATATAAACAGGAGACTCGATAAGGGTGAGACTGTAACTTACGGAAGAGAAGTTGGTCAGCCTGGTGAGATACTTAGTATTGAAGGGCTTAAAACTCCCGTCAAGATTATTGGCTCAAAAGACGGACGAACCAGAATCAAGGCAGCTACTCCAGCAGAGATAAGGGAATATGGCAATGCAGTAAATACACTGTTTCCTGATGCTTATCCTGAGATGCTCACGCAGCAGCAACGACAAGACAGGAGAGCCCAAGCCTTCATTGGGGATGCCGAAGTCTTAGAAGATGTGCGAATCACTCCTTCACCAGATAACATTCGTGCCCCGTTCGCCTTGCCGTTCAGTCCTGCCATAAGTCCAAGGATGTTTGAAGATCGTCCACTCGGAAGTGATCGCCCCGTAGAAACAGGAAGTGTACGAGATGATATTCCTGTAGATACTCAGGGTAGACGGGGGCCAGGCTATGTAGAAGTAGAAACCGTAGGTGGAGACGTACGAGGGCTAGGGCAGCCATTGCCAAGCTATCAAGAAGGCGTACAGATTAGTGGTCTTACTGGGCCACCTCCAAGAAACTTGCCACCTGAACTCTATGACTTACACAGTCAATACGTACAAACTCATGGCAGAATTGTAGCAGACCAAGCATTAAGTTATGCCTACGACCAAAGAGGCTTTGGCAATTATAATTCAATCCAAGCATTCAAAGACTTTATTAATTCTAGAGCTGGAAAGAGATCGGCGATCCCAGTAGATAAGCCACGGGCACAACAGCCAGCCCGACCACAAATCAGAAAGATAATAAGTGGTATGCAGATAGGGGGAGATCAGCTCTCCTTACAAGCAGCGCAGCAATTAGGTATTGAAACTGGAGGATATGGAGCAGGTGCGTCTGGAGCAGTAACCAAGGATGAACGCGGAAGGAATATTGAAGATACCGCAAGCAGAGATAAGTTTGGTATTGTCCCTGTTACGCCGGAATTGCAACAGCAATACAACCAACGCTATGGACAGCCTGGAGGAGAGAGGGGTGTTTGGCTTTATAGAACCTTCGCAAATGTTGCAGACTCAGATGCTACGGTATTCTTTATAGGGCAAGATACTTCAGCAGGACTTGCTGCAACTAAAAGGTTTGCAAGAGATTTAGGGAAACCTTTCTTGGTTGTTGATATTAGAAAACCGGGAGACCTCAATAAGCTAGCTGAGTTTGCTGCTCAGCATAATGTTCAAGTCTTAAATGCTGCAGGAAATAGAGGCATTAAAGACTCTGCCTTTATTAATAAAGCAATAACTCAAGCGGTTAGGCCTTCGATTGCTCCTCCTCCTCAAACCCCAGCAGACAAGCCTGTACAGACTGTTCCTGAACCTACAACTCAAAGCCCTCCAGTGGGTGCTAAGCTCCTAGGCCCTCAAGTCGGGGACAATCTTCCGGTAGATGTTGATGCGGGTAATGAACAGTTAGCTACAATCTACGCAGAGGAAGAAGCTGATAGGCCATATGACCCAACACCTCAAAATCTTAAAGCTCCTCCAGGAAACAACCCATCAACTCCACCTGGATCCCAGAAATCAGATCCTACACAGGATGTTGTTCCTCAGCCAGTTCAGGGTGTTCAGCCTGGCTTATTGAAGGATTGGGACTACGATGCTATGCCAGCAGATGATCCGAAGGTTGCGCCTTCTACTCTAGAACGTGCTGATAGAGTTCGTGATAGGGACATGAAGCAAGCAGGCTTAGATCCTACTAAGACAGTAGATCAAAACGCCTGGCAAAAAGTAAAGGAAACTGGAACTTACAAGTTTGTTAATAGTGCAGGTAAAGTGTTTACGTTCCCTGCCAAAGCTAGTTGGTGGGCATCTAAGAAAACAATTACTGGAGCTGTAGCACTGTCGAAGAACAACCCAAGTATTGCCGGTGTTGGAATACCTGACTTGGTTGAATTTGCTCCTATTGGTATACAGAAATACGAAGATGCTGTCCGCCCTAAGCATAGAGGTCGAGATCTATACTTGCATCAGCTTCCTGAACATCAAAGAAGTTTTGAAAATATATCAGCCTACTTGTTTAACAACAATTTTATTGGACAGGAAGCGAAGTCGTACCTTGATGAACTTTCCAATAATATTAAATCTGATGTCGCTCGTGGTTTAGTTGCATCACCTAAAGAACATCCTGACTTTGAAGAACTTCGCTCTGCCTTGAACGAGTATGCTATTGAGCCAACCGCACATAAAGGCCGAATGTTTACTATTAACGAGCAGGTTGATGAAGATGATCTAAATCAGTTCGAGCTTAATCTAGCTAACCTGCAGGGTAGAAGCCTTGGAGGACAGACTAACAATGTCCTAAGTGCTAATGCCCATCGAGGAGGAAATGTTTATGACATATGGGGCTGGTCAGATTTAACACATCAAAGACAATCATGGGATGACTTTGCTGATGGCTTGATGTCTTCTGCTGAATTGATGGCTCAGGCTCGGGGGCTGCGAGTGGCACGAGGGTTTGTCGGTAAAGGTGCTGCAAACTTAGCCGCACGGGCGGGTGCTCTTAAATGGGCTGGAAGAATCGGAGGCAGGGCTATTGGATGGCCTATGGTTGCTGCTGAAGCCGCTATCTATGCTGAAGGTGCAGCTGATGATTTGGCTAGCTACTTCCATCCAGACTATGGAATTCCTGGGCTTCGAGAAGCAACGGGTGTAGATCCAATTACAGTGTCTCATATGTACACTACCTTCCAGCAGAGGCCAGACGCCAAAGAAGAGTATTTGCAATTTGCAAGAGAGAACCCAATAACGGATGAGAACTACAGTGTTCATCACAACATGCTTCTCAATGGTATACCATATAGCAACTTCCACGTTTGGGAATACCGAGATGAGGTTGATGGAGTAAAGCTCCCGCAAGACCAGATCCATGTAGTAAACACATGGACTCAAGAGACAGTACCTATCGCCGAAGTAGAGAGAAGAATTCCTAACTATGGAAGCAAGTGGAAAGCGGAAGTTTCTAGGGATTCAATTATCCAAGGGCTTAAGTTAGCAGAGAGCGTTAACAAGGAACGTGCAGAACTAGGCTTACGTCCTGATGGAAGAGTAATTATATCAGACGATATGATTGCAGAGCAGCGACAGATCTTGTCTGAAATGAGAGATGGCTTTACCCAAGAAGAACTCCAAGGATTTGATTCATTAAACCCAATACCTAATGTCGCTGGGTTCGGCCCGATTAGAGAGAGCCTTGATACGGCTAGGGGAATGCGTAATGAGTTTGAATTGGATACTGGGATTGATTGGCTCAATGAAGGTATCAGCTGGGGACTAGAGAAGTTTGGACAAGCCGAGGATATTCCTAGAAAGTATCTAGCTAACGAAGAATTAGCTAAGAGGATGAATAACCAAATTACCCTAGGTAAAGGCCATGTGGATGGCAAGGGAAATAAAATTCCATCTGCTTCCTGGGAAGAATCTTCTGGGAGGAATCTTGCAACAGATCTATGGGGCTCAGCAAAAGGTACGGCTCAGTTATTTGGGGCTCCAGTTGAGTTTGATAAAGATAAATATAGAATTATCCATAGGGATATAGCGAGGGATCCTAAGTCAGCTTACGACATTCAGCAGATGAGAAATAAATTTAATTACTCACCGCAAGTCCAGGCATTAGACAAGTGGCAGGAGCCTCAGTTAATGGCACCGCCATCCCCAGACGAACAAATGAAAAAGAAAAATAGAAGGAAGAATACACTAAGCAATCCGTTTGATACAGGGTTACTAGGCCCGCAAGACTGGATGAATCAGTAAGGAAAAGCAAATGGCCATATTCGGAAATCAACACACGCTATATCAACAACCAGCAAATTTCGCAAACGCCTTTCAGGGTGCAGGTTCGCCTCCTCCTCCCATAGAAGAAAATGTGCCGGGCATTGAAGATAAACCGACTCAACATGTCCCATTCCAGAATCAGAAATCTTCTAAGCGATGGGATGAAGGCAGTTCAAAATTTGACAAGAAGATACAGCACGTAGTTTCGCCCCAAGGCTCGAACCGACCTGAAGATCTTTTGTACTTTGCACTACAGAAAGCTGGTGCTGAAAAGTATACAGCAGAAAGTATCGTTAAGAATCTTCAGAAGAGTGGCAATGTCGATGCTTTAGGTCGGAGGTTTATGGGCATGGGCACAAGGAGTTTGGTAGATGATTCGCCCGTTGACAGACCTCCCGCATTAAACAAAACTGCCTTAGACAGATGGGCACAAAGCACGATGGATACTTATCGTGTAGCTCGTCAGGGAGTGACTAAAGGGTACAGCTCCAGAGATGCTTACGATATCATCAGGAATCCTCAGCGATCTGATCGTGTTAACAAAGAGCTGGAAGGGATTCAGGATCGCTATGCAAACGAACTGTATAAACCATTGCAGTCAGCCTTCGATTCCAAGAACCCTATGCGCATCCGTGCTGCCCTTCACATGGCAGAACAGCAGGGCTTGGGTAATCCTAATCAGATCCTTCAAACTGAGCAGATGCTTCGAAACCTAAATCGTCCAACCGATATGTCAGCTCAAGAGAAACATATGATGGGCATGATAGATAAGCAGTTGGAGAGAGTCTCTGACTACTTAGACATAGATCCACGCTTTGAAAGTATAAAGAAAATATTATTCTTCCCATCACAAATGAAATTGAAAGACGGAACTGTACTATCACCTGGATACTATATGCCTGAGCAAGGTGAGGGTGGGGTTGTTAAATACAATCCTGTATCAGACGAAGCCTTTGATAACCTAATGGCAGAGAAACAGAAAGCTATGAATCAATATATGCTAAAGCAGCCTTGGTTCCAGAAAATATTCAGAGAGAATCCAGGATTGAAATCATACTATATGGACAATACATTCTCCTTAAGACCAAGTAACGAGGTTATAGATCGAGGCTCATCGAGCAGGGGTACTAAGAGACCCGGACATGGAAGGTAGATAATGCTGTTTGCACCTTCATCTTCAAGCAATAGATGGAAACCGATAGAGAACCTGAGCGAAGAAGAGCAGGAATCTTGGTTAGGTCGTGGTATTAGTGCGTTTCAGTATGCCGCTGATACAATAGACAAGCCCTATAGAACTGCTGCTCAGATAGCATCTGAGGTGCGTTCTTGGTTTGGTGGCCCTGAGCATGACTTCAAAGCCTCGGAGCTTGCTGCTTGGGTGCCCTTCTCTGACACGATGGGGTGGACTGACCCTAAGAATAGGGCTTCTGGTCGTGATATCTTGGGACTTCATGACACGACTAGCACTGCACAGGGTGTCGCTGGGTTTGCAGCGGAGGTCGCATTCGATCCTCTTAATATTGTTACTCTTGGTGGCTACGGAGCCTTGACCAAGGGCGGAAAAATATTAAATAGGATGGACATCCTGGATGATGTGGTCACTGAGTCAGCTAAAAGAGCAGGCCGTGAAGCAGCTCAAGGAACCTTGCCTAAGTTCACAAAGATGGACACTACCGTAGGCCAGGGTTTAGAGAATTATAAATCAAGTCTGGTCAGGAAGTACGGCGAAGAAGCCACTGATAAAATAAAACAAATTGACCAGGACTTTATTAGCCAAGCTCAGCAGATGGGGCTAGGCAACCAGAAGTTATCCAGCCTATTGGACGAACCCATCGGTGGTATGTTCGGTAGAAACTCAGCAAACCCTATCCCAGGCCTCGGTCGTTCTATGTGGGGCGACAGTATAGATGTAATGGGGACAGGGGATATAAGCAAAGCAGTAGCAAGAGCAGCAGGCAAAGGCTATCACAAAATAAAACATGCCCCTGGAATTAGAAATCTGCGGGCAATGTTCGATTCGACTTTAGTGAAAGCGGTCACACCCGAAGGCCAGATGATGGCTCAGACTGCTACGCGAGCAATTAAAAAATCTATTGAAGAAGCCAGGCTTGATGCAGTTGCAGGTATTCGAGAGATGCAGCAGCTCCCTCAATACTTTCAAGTTGGCCACAGGCTAGAAGATGGAACTCAGTTAACGCAGCACCAGGTTTCTTCTAATAAAATATTATTAACTAAGTACCTGGAGAATCCTGAGATGGCTGTGCCTACGGATCTCCAACCTCTGGTGTCTGTAGGTAGAGACTTGCAGTCTAAGATGCGAGGATTAATGCAGGCTGCAAGAGACAAGGGTATGGACATTGAGTCCCTGCAAGACCTTGAGCTTACAGCCGAAGGTTTTATGCCACGCCAGCTATTCAAGTGGGGTGGCGACGGCCAGAAAATGGACGTCATCCCCGACCCGCAAAGAATTTTGCAAACAACTCACGGCTCCCAATTCCAGCGTACTGCTTTAGCCCGTGATATTCCGGGCGGTATTGCTGGGATACAGCAGTTATCTATGGATCCAAACATCAGCGGCTTGCTTCACGCAGGGGGCAAGTGGAAATTGGATAAGCGCGTAACGGATTTCGACACTGCTGTTCAGGGTTTTGAATCTACTACTCACCGAGGGTTCCGTCCGTGGAGATCTTCGGAATTCCTTCGTAGATATATCCGAACAGCAGAGGCTGTACCTACTGGCAAACAACAGAAAGTAACATTCCACATCCCTGGAGATCGTGGCGAGATACCAATTGAATTTAATGTTACGGGTATTGATCCTATAGAAAAGCGATGGAGCAGGATAGAGAATCCCGACGGTTCAATACTAAAGCGGGCGGCCTCACAAAAAGAAAAAGATGAGCACCTGGATAAAGTAATTAATTTCTTAGGCGACCTGGATTCGAGGCACGCTTCAGAGGGTATGCCTGCATACATTGCCGACCCAATACAAAACTATATTAATTACACCGAGGTGATGCACAGAGCGATAGGTGCTCATGACCAGCTTGCCGATGCGTTTGGGGATGCAGTTATCAAACAAGGTGATCCCAGGTATCTGCCGGAAAAATATATTTCTTTGGGTAAAGCACTAGAGCAGTTAGATGTAGTGACCAGAAAAAATAAGAAGGTCAGTGCTATTGTAGATGGTGAGCATGTAGTAAGAGATGTTCAGTTCAAAGAGCCTAGCCTGCGAATGGTTAGGAATATCTTAAAAGACAAGCCAGACTTTGCAGATATAGCAAAGCTGAATGATGTAGATCTTCTTAAATTTATTCAGAACGACTACCTGGATAACACATTAATGATACCTAAGCGTCTGTTTAATGATGCTAACAGAATGTACAGTGCTTATGTCTCCCCGTCAAACATGGAAGACTTCGGTGCATTTGTAAACTTCTTCGATAAGATTACCAACGCATGGCGAGCTGCGGTAACTGTACTCTTCCCCAAGTTCCACATCCGAAACTTTGCGGGCGGGCAGTTTAATAACTGGGTGATTGACGCATGGTCTCCTGGCTCGCTAGTGGATGCCCAGAATAGTATGCTTGGCAACACTGTTAAGGGTGCGGGTAATATTAATTGGAGTCTAGATGGATTGCCTCCGGTAATACAGAAGCAGATCCGTAAAGAGATGGCAAAGAATGGAGGCGTAATTACCGATGAGCTTGGAACAAGGATAGGCCTTGCGCATATATTCTCACAGCAACTTTGGGTTCCAGACATGCCAGCCCCAACGATGGAACTAATTGAAAAGATTGGTTCAGGCAATGTGGTCGATGAATTAATTAAAGTTGCGGACACCCCTAAGACTACGACAAGTGCAGTGTCTGATTACCTCGGTAAGCTCATGTCAGAAGACGCTAACGGAACGTGGGCTTGGACGATGGCGGATGTCATTGGCAACTTTAATTTAATTTTTCCAGTTTCACCCGGTGCTATTATGGGGCGTGGTGCTTTCGGGTCTAAGCAAAACGTATCTAAGCTACAGACTTTAGGGCACAAGGCAGCGGCACAGATAGAAGGGTACAACCGAGTAGCGCCCTTCTGGAAATTAATTAAAGATGGATGGAGCCCCCAGGCAGCAGCAAGAAAAATAAAAGAAGCTCAGGTAGATTACGGTAGACTGTCTGAGTTTGAAAGAAAGGTGGCCCGAAGGACGTTCAGCTTCTATACCTTCTCAAGGGGGATGATACCGTTTGTATTGCAGAGAATGGTAGAGCGACCGAGTGGCAAGATGATGCAAGCGGTCAGAGGTATCGGTAGAGTACAGAGGGACGACGAGTTCAACCCATGGCTGCCAGAGTACATGAGGCAGGGTGCCGCACTACCTATCCCTGGCTCTGGAGAATACGATCCTATAACAGGCCAAAGAGATATCTCTTATATACAATCATTAGGTATACCACCGGAAGATACTCTTGGGATGCTTGGCTTCGGTACTGATAGAGGCGGTGCTATGGGGATGATCCAAGGAACAGCCGAGAATCTGTTTATGAAGTCTCACCCCCTAGCTCAAGTTGGATATGAGATGGTCGTTGGTGAAGATCCATTCTATAAGAAAGATACTAGATCTATTGGGTATGGTAGGAAGTCATACGGAGAAGATACTTACGGCGTTAAGAATCACTTCATGAATTTACCAGCACTTGGTTTGATTCCAGGATTTTCACGAGGGCCTAAGATTAAGCCTGGCGATTCGTGGGCTGGATGGAAGAAAGCATTCACTAAGCAAATGCTACCATTTTCTACACAAGATATTAAAGACATGGATAGACAGAGAAAGTCTACCATGCAGACAGTCCTCGACGAGAGGCTCAAGGGACAGACAGGATACTATCCTGATACCACTATGAGATTGCAGGGTGGTAGAGAGGGAGGCTATTATCAAAGCCTTCAGCCTGGCACTGAAGAGTGGAAGCTAGAGATGGTTAGACAATGGCTAGAAGGACAGTCTAGGTAATGTCTCGCTTCATTATCACTTGCCCTTCATCATTGAAAGCTAGGATGATATCGGATGTTCCTGATATATCAAAGCCTTCCATAGAAAGATAAGTATTGGTTGTTACGGCAAACTGCTCTGGCAAACCGTAGCCGGTACAGAACTTTACGTTGCCGGAGTCATCTGCATATACAGTAACTCCATCTCTACCACGAAGGTAGTGCATGACACGGGTTGCTGTAGGCCCTGTAACGATTGAATGTCCTTCGTTGTAAGCATAGAGACCAGCGGCATCTCCTGTCCTAATCTCTTCACCAGCAGGTGGCTCACCTTCGGCTGCATCTTCTTCGTCGATGTTATATGTTGCACGGAATGATGCTGGTAGAGATAGAATTGTAGCTTCGCTTACACCAGCCGTACTTAGGCTCCCCGCTATCGCACTGGCTATTGGCCTTACTACATACGTATTTGTTTTTATAGCTGTTGCAACTGAAATTGCCGCTGGTGCATTAATTGATTGAGTTACCATTCGTGCTGAAGCTACACTGCTTGCAACGATACTAGACACTACTTGAGTGTCTGCTTTTGCAGATGCTACAGCTGTTGCAATACTATTAAATACATATGAGACTGTTTTTAATGCGGTAGCAGAAGCGGATGCGGATGCGTTCCAGCTAATGGTATTTATCTGAGCTGTTACTGCAGCAGTTGCAGTAGCATTGATTGCCTGAGTCTGCATTGCTGCACTGGATGCAGCAGAAGCTATTATTACAGTGACTATATGCGAATTAACAACAGCAGAAGCAGCACCGATAGCCTGAACCGTTACTTCAACATCAGCCCAGCTAATAGTAACGGTAGGACTTTGACCAGAAGCAGCAGCTATGGCAGGAAGTGGTTCATCTATGATCGTCGGAGAGAGGGCTGAGGCGGCTGCTGTGGCCGGCAAAGAATACTCGAAGTATGTGCCGACATGCCCACTCGAAGCGGCTGAGGCGTGAGCTGGGGTCACGTTGATGGGGGGCATGTCAGGGCACTCGAAGTAGATATTGGAAACTCGGGTTTCACTCCCCATTCCAAATCCGTCGGTTGCTGTAATTATTATATTCAGATCTGTATAGTCTGATATATTCCCAGCTTCAGTAGTGCTAAGGGACATCGTGTGTGCGCCAAACGATGTGCCTGGAGTAAAGTTGGCACTCTTTATCGAGGTAGTACCATCTCTTAAATTTATATTAAGAGTGACTGATGAATAAAAAGAATCAGTATAGGCTCTAAGTTTAACGGATGTTGCAGTATGATCTCCTGGATCACCTACATCACTGAGCCTTAAGGTACATGCTTCAGCACTTCCACTAGAATCTGTTACCGTTATGTAGTCAGAGTCACCTGAACTAGAGCTGCTCGCTACTGCGTCATCCACCATTGCATACAGCGACGAGCCGGAGCTTGCGCTCCAGTTACCTGCACTAGTATCGGCATCTGGTCTGGCGAATTGTGCCATCCTAAACTCCTTTAATCAGAGCTTAGGTCAAGCGGATTTCTAAGTCCTGAAGGGATAGCTTCTGGCCACTAGATAGAGTTCGCTCGCCACCTAAGTCAAACCAAGCAATTACTTTATTGCCTGTTGCATCAGCAGAACTTCCAGCATTATCCATAAGAATAGCATAGGAAGCACCGTCACCTGAAGATGGAAATGTACCTGTTGCAGTCCACTCAATGTTCTTTAATTGAATGTAACCATAGTTATTTGTATCCGCGTCTGCGTCGGAGATAACTACATCAAAGTCTGTTGTGCCTCTAGTTAGCGAGATACCCCCAGCTGTGTAGCCGTTACCAGCCGCAATCTCTGTGCCGTTGAGGTCATTCCATGTGGTGTCATCAGCATTAGGTACATTGTCGTCCTTGATTAGGGCTATATACATAGTGTCACTGACTGAACCACCATTCATTTGCTTACGGAAAGCAGTCTCAAGGATCCATGCTTTCCCTTTATTTGTAATTCCGCTTGCCATTTCTTTCTCCTTGGGGTAGCTAACCCCGATTCACTATAGTAATAGGTCTATTATACCTGTTCAATCTCTGTTATTTCTACCTCAAGACAGCCAGGTTTCATTACGTCGCACCGAATCACACGAAGATCGTCTATCTGGTTATCATCTCCATAAATACCAGCGTATCCGAGTGCATCCAGGGCCGCTTTATTTATATTATCTATGTCTCTTCTACGTTTATCAGGCATCGTTGCCTTAATTACAACCTTTAATCTGCCTAGCAAGGGGCGTGGATCCTCTACATCTTCAGGCTCGAATGCGTTTGCGACTGCTACATTCACTGCATCCCTGTATTCCCTCCCTTTTTTTGATAGGATTACCCTGCCCTTTACTGCCCTCCAGTATGTATTAACTGACGGCGGATATGGAATAACTATTTCCATTTTGGATGGCCTTCCTTTTTCAGTTCCTTGAAAGCGTCTAGAATCTCTTTCAATTCTACTCGGCGAGGTGCTCTTAACTCTGGGTCTCTGAGCTTTAGCCATCCCTCTATCTCAAAGTTGTGTGTGTCATATATTATTTTATATGCCAGTTGCCTGGGATGTGGCATTGCTGCGAGGTCATCCATGTGGCATTTCTTGCATGCACAAAAATAATTATTTAAGTTCGCCCAGGCGTGATTCGGTGCTTGGCTTTTGCGTTCCATCTCATGGGTCTCTAGCGGAAAACCTGCATGATGCGTTGCTCCACACACCCAACAGAACTTTTGTTTCTTAGCCCATTCTTTCCTGGCTGCCATCAATTTATTTATTTCTCGTGTCGTCTTCTTCATAGCTCATGCTTCCTGTTTAATGCTCCGCCACAAGAACTACATCGTGGTCGTGCCGCCTGGTACTCATTGTTTATTATTATTTTCTCTGACCCCCCACAGTCAGAGCAGTATAGCCTGACATGCGTGGGTTTCTTTCTCTTCTTTGGGCGTTTCTTTTTTTTCTTCATCTCCTCTTCCTTTCTTTCACCATAGCATTTCTTAGCCAGCTTGCTGCTATGTATGGCTTACCACTCAGGCAGCTGTCGATATACCAAGTAGGCAGATCTTCAACTAGAACTCCTTTATATTTCCCGAAGATCATCCTGGCCCCACGTTTCTTTTTTCTTACACCAGCTGACGAGGCGCCCTTAAATGGATTTATATTTAATGTTTTGTACCTGGCTTCGGCTTCAATTAATTTTCTTCTTTGCCTTTCAGCCTCCTCCCTTCGCTCCCTGACTAGTTTCTTTGCCTCAAGCATAGCCTCGTCTAGCTCGATGGCAGCCTGGTCTTCTAAAATTATTTTCTTTGCCTCCTGGATCTCCTCTGGCAAAGCATCTCCACTCATTACGTCGGGTGAAGTTATTATTTTGTGCGCCAAGGAAGAATCTACTAGATCAATCATCCTAA